ATGCTCGCCCCCATGAGTGGATCGGATCGCAGCATGAGGGATCGTGTCAGGCTCTTGTATGAGGGCCGCTCAAAACGTGCCACGCGGTTTCGCTATGCGCTTTTGATTTTCGATGCAGTCTCGATCATCTTTTTCCTCGCCACGGCGACCATGCCGCTCGGCGCGGAGTTGATTGCGGCGGATGCGGGGATTGCTGTGGTCATCCTTGCGGATTTTGCCTGCCGGTTGTGGATCGCCGAGAACCGTTTGCAGCATTTGCGGCAAGTCTATGTGATCATTGATGTTCTGGTTCTGGCCTCGCTGGTTGCCGCGCCGTTTCTCGGGCAGGGTTGGGCGGCGCTGCGGTTGTTGCGGGCGCTGCGGCTGGTGCATTCGTATCACCTGCTCAAGGACCTGCGGCGTGATGTGCGGGTCTTTCGGTTGCACGAGGATGCGATTGTCGCGGCGGTCAATCTGTTGGTGTTCATCTTTGCGATGACGGCGCTGGTGCTGGTGCTGCGCGGTGGGCAGGAGCCGGGGCTAAACACTTATGTCGACGCACTTTATTTCACCGTGACGACGCTGACCACGACCGGCTACGGCGACATTCTCATGACCACCGGCACCGGGCGATTGCTGGCCGTGGGCATCATGGTGGTCGGGGTCGGGCTGTTTCTGCGATTGGCGCGGGCGATCTTTCTGCCGGCCAAGGTGCGGCAGAAATGCGAGGGCTGCGGGTTGCTCAGGCATGACCCGGATGCGATCCATTGCAAGCATTGCGGGCGTGAAATCAAGATCGAGACCGAAGGCTCTGATTAGCGGGCTGTATCGCGTCGGTATTCTGTCGGTATTGCGTCGGTGCGTTTTGGCGGCGCGCGGTGCGCGCGGTCCGGTTCACTTTCCTTAAACCTTTCGGGGTCTGATCCTCATCAAGCGGGCAAGAGGCCTGAACCGATGCGGGATCAAGGAGAGTGGCACGATGATACTGGATTTCTTCCGGCAGGGTGGTGAGGCGGAGGCGCAGGCCGTCCCTGAGCAGAAGGCGAGCGCCACGGGACGCGTCGTCGCCTGGGGCGGGGCCGGTCGCGTGGCGTGGAGCCCGCGTGACGTGGTGAGCCTTGCGCGGACCGGCTTTGCGGGCAATCCGGTGGGGTTTCGTTGTGTCAAGATGATCGCCGAGGCCGCCGCCGCGCTGCCGCTGGTGATGCAGGACGCCGAGCAACGCTTTGCGGTGCATCCCGTGCTGAGCCTGATCAAGATGCCGAACCCGGCGCAGGGGCGGGCGGAGTTGTTCGAGGCGCTTTATGGCCAGCTGCTCTTGACCGGCAATGCCTATGTCGAGGCCGTGGGTGCGGGCGGCGTGCCGGTGGAGTTGCACGTGCTGCGTCCGGACCGGATGAGCGTGGTGCCGGGCGCGGATGGCTGGCCGGTTGGCTATGAATATGCCGTGGCGGGACGCAAGCATCGGTTCGATGTCTCCGACGGCGCCCCCTGCATCTGCCATATCAAGAGCTTTCACCCGCAGGACGATCATTACGGGCTGTCGCCGTTGCAGGCGGCGGCGCAGGCGGTGGATGTGCACAATGCCGCGAGCCGCTGGTCGAAGGCGCTGCTGGACAATGCCGCGCGGCCCTCGGGGGCGATTGTCTACAAGGGGGCCGAGGGGCATGGGGCGCTCGGCTCGGATCAGTATGACCGGTTGGTCGCCGAGATGGAGGCGCATCATCAGGGCGCGCGCAATGCAGGCCGCCCGATGCTGCTGGAAGGCGGGCTTGACTGGAAGCCGATGGGCTTCAGCCCGTCCGACATGGAATTTCAGAAAACCAAGGAGAGTGCGGCGCGTGAAATCGCGCTTGCCTTTGGGGTGCCGCCGATGTTGCTGGGTATTCCCGGCGACGCGACATTCGCCAATTACCAGGAGGCGAACCGGGCGTTTTACCGGCTGACGGTGTTGCCGCTGGCCACGCGCGTCAGTGCCGCCGTGGCGGCGTGGCTGGCGCGGATGGCGGGAGAGGCGTTCGAGTTGCGCCCCGATCTCGATCAGGTGCCGGCGCTGTCGGCGGAGCGTGATGCGCAATGGGTGCGGGTGGCGCAGGCGGAGTTCCTGACCGCGGCGGAAAAGCGCGATTTGCTGGGCCTGCCCGCATTGCCTGAGGGCGATGCCGATGGCTGAGGGCGCGCCGCCGCCGCGCTACGGGTTCGAGCCCTTCGACTGCGCGCCCGCGCTGCGGCTGGAGGCGCATGAACGGGTCTCGGAATTGCAGGTGAAGGCGACGCAGGACCGGCTTGAGCGGTTGGAGGCGGCGCTGGAGCGGCTGGAGCGGCGGCTGTGGCTGGCGGTGTACGGCGTGGTCGCGGCGATATTGGTGCAGGCGTTTCAGCCGATCCTGGCGGCGTTGCCGTGAGTTTGGAAACGAAAGGATGAGGTGGATGGAGAACGGACTTGAGCGCAAGTTCGCGCGACCCGAGGGCGCGGCGCTGAGCGTGACCGACGAGGGGCGGATCGAGGGCTATGCGAGCCTCTTTGACGCGCCCGATCAGGGCGGGGACGTGGTGGCCAAGGGGGCCTATGCCGCGAGCCTGAAGCGGCTGACCGCCGAGGGGCGGCGCGTCAAGATGCTGTGGCAGCACGATCCGGCGCAGCCGATCGGCATCTGGGACGAGGTGCGCGAGGATGCGCGCGGCCTGTATGTGAAGGGCCGCTTGCTGGAGAGCGTCGGACGTGCGCGCGAGGCGGTGGCGCTGATCGCGGCGGGCGCGATTGACGGGCTGAGCATCGGGTACCGGACGCTGCGCGCGACCAAGGGGGACAAGGGCCGCAGGCTCTTGCAGGAACTGGAGCTTTGGGAGGTGTCGCTGGTGACCTTTCCGATGCTGCCCAGTGCGCGGGTGGCGGCCAAGGGCGAGCGCCCGGCGGACGAGACCTTGCGTGATTTGGCGGCTGTGTTCGACGCGGCCCGCCGGGAGATGGCGCGGATGTAACCCCCGCGCGACCAGACCAAGCTGAAGGGAAAAACGATGACAACCCAAGCGCAGGCTCGGGCCGGGGAAGATCTGTCTCCGGCGGCAGAGGTGAGCACCGCCGTGGCGGGGTTTCTGAGCGAATTCAAGGGCTTTCAGTCCGAGATTCACAAACGGCTTCAACAGCAGGAAGAGAAGATGACCATGTTTGAACGCAAGACAATCGCCATGGCGCGCCCGCATCTGGCCGCCGCTGCCGACGCAGGCGCCCCGCATCGCAAAGCTTTTGATGCTTATCTGCGGGCGGGGGACGATGACGGGCTGCGCGGGCTGGAGCTTGAGGGCAAGGCGCTCAATACCTCGGTCGCCGGTGAGGGCGGGTATCTGGTCGACCCGCAGACAGCCGAGACGATCCGTTCGGTGCTGAGCTCGACCGCGTCGATTCGTGCCGTGGCCAATGTGGTGGCGGTCGAGGCCACGAGCTTTGACGTGCTCATTGACCATGCCGATGTGGGCCATGGCTGGGCCACCGAGACCGGCGCCGTGGCCGAGAGCGACACGCCGATCATCGACCGCATCAGTATCCCGCTGCACGAGTTGAGCGCGCTGCCCAAGGCGTCGCAGCGGCTGCTCGATGACAGTGCCTTTGATGTCGAGGGCTGGCTGGCGGGGCGCATCGCCGACAAGTTCGCGCGCGCCGAGGCGGCGGCGTTCATCGCGGGCGACGGGGTGGACAAGCCGCGCGGGTTCCTGACGCATCCGGCGGTCGATAACGAGGTCTGGGCCTGGGGCAATCTGGGCTATGTGCCCACGGGCGCGGACGGTGATATCGGCGGGCCCGATCCGATCATCGACCTGGTTTATGCGCTGGGGGCGCAATACCGCGCGTATGCCACTTTTGTGATGAATTCGCGCACCGCCGGGGCCGTGCGCAAGATGAAGGATGCCGATGGGCGGTTCCTGTGGTCGGACGGTCTGGCGGCCGGAGAGCCTGCGCGGCTCTTGGGCTATCCGGTGCTGATCGCCGAGGACATGCCGGATATTGCGAGCGGGGCGGATGCCATTGCCTTCGGTGATTTCGGCGCGGGCTATACGGTGGCCGAGCGCCCCGATCTGCGGGTGTTGCGCGATCCCTACAGCGCCAAGCCGCATGTGCTGTTTTACGCGACCAAGCGCGTGGGCGGCGATGTCAGCGATTTCAAGGCGATCAAGCTGTTGCGGTTCGCCGTCTCGTAAGGGGCGGTGATCGGGGCGGGGGCGGCTTGGCCCCCGTCCGGGGCGCGCGTGGCCTTTGATACGGCGTTGTTCAGTCACCCCCCTCCGTCCGTGCAACGCCGGGCGGCGCGCGCCTCACTCACCGGAGGGGTCCGGGATATATGGAGTAGGTCCATGATGTTGATGGAAGAGACCGCGGTGCCCCTGGCCGCGCTGCCGCTGGCGGAATTCAAGGCGCATCTGCGGCTGGGGACGGGGTTTTCGGATGGCGATATCCAGGACCCCGTATTGGAGAGTTTCCTGCGGGCCGCGCTGGCGGCGATCGAGGCGCGCACCGGCAAGGTGTTGCTGGAGCGCGACTTTTCCTGGGTGCTGAGCGGCTGGCGCGATGCCGAGGGGCAGGCGCTGCCGGTGGCCCCGGTGAGTGCGATCCTGCGGCTGGCGTTGCGCAATCGCGACGACGAGGAAGAGGTGATCGCGCCTGCGCTCTACCGGTTGGAGCGGGATGCGCATCGCCCGGTGTTGCGCCCGGCGGGCCGGTTTCTGCCGTCGATCGCGCCGGGGGGCGTGGCCGAGATCGTGTTCCGCGCGGGCTATGGCGCGGGCTGGGCCGATATGCCGTCGGATCTGGCGCAGGCGGTGCTGATGCTGGCGGCGCATTACTACGAGTATCGCCACGAGACCGGGCTGAGCGGCGGCTGCATGCCGTTCGGTGTGTCGAGCCTGATCGAGCGCTATCGCACGGTGCGTTTGCTTGGTGGGGGCGCGCGGTGATGGCGGTGCGGCTCAACCGGCCCCTCGTGCTGGAGGCGGCGGTGCGCAGCCCCGACGGGGCTGGCGGGTTCAATGAGACCTGGCAGCCGCGCGGCACGCTTTGGGCGGAAGTGCGTGCGCGCACGGGCCGTGAGACCGAGGGCGAGGGGGTGAGCGTCGCGCGGGCGGCGTTTCGGATCACCGTGCGCGCCACGCCGCAAGGCAGCCCGCAGCGCCCCGAACCGGGGCAGCGGCTGCGCGATGGCGCGCGGATTTTCACCATCCTGTCGGTGACCGAGCAGGACGCAGGGGGGCGGTTTCTCACGCTCTGGGCCGAAGAGGAGGTGGTGACATGAGTTACGGCGTGGCGGCGGCGTTGCAACAGGCGGTGTTCGAGCGGTTGCGCGGGGATGCGGCTTTGGCCGCTTTGCTGGGTGACGCGATTTATGACGCGGTGCCCAATGGCGCTGTGCCGCCGCTTTACGTGACGCTTGGCCCCGAGGATGCGCGGGCGCGCGGCGATGGCACTGCGGCGGGCGCGTGGCACCGGCTGACGGTGACGGTGGTCAGCGAGGCGGCGGGGTTTCTCGAGGCAAAACAGGTGGCGGGTGCCGTGAGCGACGCGCTGGAGGGGGCGGAGATGACGCTCAACCGAGGGCGCGCCGTGGCGGTGCAGTTCTGGCGTGCGCGGGCCCGACGCGAGACCCGTGGGAGCCGTCGCCGGATCGACCTGACTTTTCGTGCGCGTGTCGATGACGGCGCCTAACCCAAGATGATGGAGTAAGACCAATGGCAGTGCAGAACGGCAAGGACCTGCTGATCAAGATCGACCTCAACGGCAGCGGTAATTTCCAGACGGTGGCGGGGCTGCGGGCCACGCGGGTGAGTTTCAACGCCGAGAGCGTCGATGTGACAAGCCTCGAGTCGGCCGGGGGCTGGCGCGAATTGCTGGCCGGGGCCGGTGTGAAATCGGCCAGCATCAGTGGCTCCGGTGTTTTTCGGGATGCGGCGAGCGATGAGCGCGCGCGGCAGCTCTTCTTTGACGGGGAGATGCCGGATTTTCAGGTGGTGATCCCGGATTTCGGCACCATCGAGGGGCCGTTTCAGGTGACGGCGATCGAATATGGCGGCACCCATGACGGCGAGGCGACCTATGAGCTGGGCCTCGCCTCGGCGGGGCGGCTGAGCTTTACGGTGCTCTGAGCATGGCGAACCCCTGGGCAGGCGAGGTGGCGCTGGTGATCGGCGGCGAGCGGCATGTGATGCGGCTCACGCTGGGGGCGCTGGCCGAGTTGGAGGCGGCGCTGGACCAAGGCTCGCTCGTCGATCTGGTGGCGCGGTTCGAGGAGGGGGCGTTTTCCAGCCGCGATGTGCTGGCGCTGATCGTCGCGGGGCTGCGCGGCGGCGGTTGGCACGGTGCTGCGGCGGATTTGCTGAGTGCCGAGATCGAGGGCGGGCCGCTGGCGGCGGCGCGGGCTGCGGCGGAGTTGCTGGCGCGGGCCTTTGCCCTGCCCGGGGCGGACGGGTGAGGGACCGGTTCGACTGGCCTGCGCTGATGCGGGCGGGGATGCAGGGGCTTGGCCTGAAGCCCGCCGAATTCTGGGCGCTTACGCCGGTGGAGTTGCGGCTGATGCTGGGCGAGCGCGAGGGCGTGCGCCCGATGGCGCGGGACGGGCTGGAGGCGCTGCTCAGCGCCTTTCCCGATGAGCAAGGAGAGATGAGCGATGGATGAGCTGGAGCGCGCCGACGATCTGGAGGCGCAGATCACCGCACTCGACGATGCACTGGGGCAGGCCACCGGCATGGCGGCGGCGTTCAATGCGGAACTGGGCCGGGTGCGGGGCGGTTTCGCGAGCGCGGGCCAGGATGTGCAGACGCTCGACCGGGGGCTGAGCCGGGGCCTGCGCTCGGCCCTGCGGGGTGCGGTGGTGGAGGGGGACAGCCTGTCGGACAGCCTGCGCAGGCTGGCGACGATCATGGTCAATACCGCCTTCAATGACGCGACGCGCCCCGTCACGGACCAATTGGGCGGGCTGATCGCGCAAGGGGTTGGGGGCCTCGTGCAGGGGCTGTTTCCGTTCGCCAAGGGGGCGAGTTTCTCGCAGGGGCGGGTGCAGCCCTTTGCCACTGGCGGGATTGTGAGCGGGCCGGTGACGTTTCCGATGCGCGGTGGCACCGGGCTGATGGGTGAGGCAGGGCCGGAGGCGATCATGCCGCTGAGCCGTGGTCCTGACGGGCGTTTGGGCGTGCGCGCGCAGGGCGGCGGGGGTGTCAGCGTGGTGATGAATATCCAGACGCCGGATGTGGACGGGTTTCGCCGCAGCCAGGGGCAGATCGCGGCGCAGCTGGGCCGCGTGATCGGGCGCGGCGGGCGTAATCGCTGAAAGGGAGCGGGACATGGGATTTCACGAGGTCAGATTTCCGGCGAGCCTGAGTTTCGGCTCGCTTGGCGGGCCGGAGCGGTTGACGGATATCGTCACGCTCGCCAACGGGTTCGAGGAGCGCAACACGCCCTGGGCACAGGCGCGCAGGCGCTATGATGCGGGGGTGGCGCTGCGCTCGCTCGACGATGTCGAGGCGCTGATCGCGTTCTTTGAGGCGCGGCGCGGGCAGCTTTTTGGCTTTCGCTGGAAAGACTGGACCGATTTCAAATCGGGGAAGGCCAAGGCCACGCCGGATTACCGCGATCAGGAGATCGGGTTTGGCGATGATGCGACGGTGGCGTTTCAACTGGTCAAGACCTACCGCTCGGGCGAGCAGGTGGCGGTGCGGCCCATCGTCAAGCCGGTGCAGGGCAGCGTGCGCATGGGGCTCTCGAATGTCGAGATGCGCGAGGGGGTGCATTACGAGGTGGATACGGCCACCGGCATTGTCACGTTTTCCGAGCCGCCCAATCGTGATGTGGCGATCACCGCGGGCTATGAGTTCGACGTGCCGGTGCGGTTCGATACCGACCGCATCCAGACCAGCCTTGCCAGTTTTCAGGCAGGAGAAGTGCCCAATGTGCCGGTGGTGGAGATCCGGGTATGAGCGGGCTGTTGGCGCATATGGGAACGGGCGTGACGACCACCTGCCGCTGTTGGGCGCTGACACGGCGCGACGGGGTGGTGATGGGGTTCACCGATCACGACCGGGCGTTGGCGTTCGAGGGGGTCGCGTTTCGCCCCGATACCGGGCTGAGCGCGCTGGCGGTGCAGCAGTCGACCGGGCTGTCGGTGGACAATACCGAGGCGCTGGGCGCGCTGAGCGACGCGGCCATTCGCGAGGCCGATATCGAGGCCGGGCGCTATGACGGGGCGGAGTTGCGCGCCTGGCTGGTGAATTGGCAGGACGTGGCGGCGCGGGCGCTGATCTTTGCCGGCACGATTGGCGAGTTGCGACGCGCAGGCGGGGCCTTTGAGGCGGAATTGCGCGGGTTGACGGATGCGCTCAACGTGTCTTTGGGGCGGGTCTATCAGAAGAGTTGCAGTGCTGTTCTGGGGGATCGCGATTGCACGTTTGATCTGGATACGCCGGGGTATGTTTCTGAGCGTCCTGCCGAGGTGGTGGAGGAGACCCGCGTGTTTCGCTTTGGCGAGGTGGGTGGGTTCGAGGAGGATTGGTTTCGGCACGGGGTGATCCGGGTGTTGAGCGGTGCCGCCACGGGGCTGATTGGGTTGATCAAGCGCGACCGTGTGGAGGGCATGGGCCGGGTGATCGAGCTATGGCAGCCTTTGGGCGCGCAGGTGGTGGCGGGCGATGCGCTGCGGATCGAGGCGGGGTGTGACAAGCGGATGTCCACCTGTCAGTTCAAGTTCGACAACCTGCTGAATTTTCAGGGGTTCCCGGATATTCCCGGTGATGACTGGACGATCACCGATCCAACAAAGAGCCCGGCACTGGATGGCGGGAGTCGCAGGTGA